CATCCATACTGAAAAACCTACTCCAAGTATCAATAACACTACTGGAATATACTTGTTATCTAACTGTTTATACTTCTTACAACCTGCTCCTATAACATAAAGAGCAGCAACTAAAATTAGCAACTGCTCAGGTATAAAACTTATTAAATTATCCATCTCTTAACCTCCTAATTAATTAAAATATTCCTCTCTGTATTGCAAATATAAAGAATCCCACAAGTGTTGTAATCATTGTTCCAATTAGCCACTTTAACATACTTGTAAGTGAGTTTAAGTTCTCACATAGTGCCTTTAACTCTGCTTTAGACTCTATATTTGCTACTTTTAATTCGTCTATTTCGTCATTATGTTTATTTATTGTTACTTCATGTCGTTTCAAATGGTCTTTGAAAAGTTCTTCATTCATGAAAACCTCCTTATTTGTATTAAAATAAATCATATCTATTATTCTATTGCTATATAAAAAAAACTTCGTGTACTCTGATTTGCAACTGGTAAATACATTTTTTTATCTTTTTCAAAATCTTCAAATACAGCAGAACTATTTGGATTAAAAATCTTTGAATATCTTCCATGTGAGCCTGATGAACTGTAAGAAGACACAGTAAATATCAAAAGATTTCTTTCTTTACAATTAATATAAAATACACTTTCATTTACTTTATCATCTGCGCCAGAAAGTTCTGAAACAGCAAAAATAAACGAAGGCTTAAACTCAAGATTTGGTATTGGAATATAATAAGCTGGTTCTGTTAAATTATCAATTTTTTTAAAAACTTTCATATCTAAGACTATTTCACTCATACCAGTTATAACTCTTTTTCTATTTCCAATAAGACTTGCCAATTCTGCGAAAGTACTATCTTTTGTAGCTATTGAGCCGATAGCGGTTGCAATTAACTCTTTCCCGTTATCGGCTTCTTGAAAAGCCGAATCTGCTCTATCTATACATTCTTTCAATGCTCCCTCAACATTTTCACTAGCGAATTTATTCTCTGTGTCTTCTATAGTTACTTTCTTTGCTTCTAAAACAAGATTTCTAACTTTATTAACTAACTCTTTGAAAGTCAATTAAATCACCTCTTTCCAATAAAAAAAAGAACCTCTATATCGTTGGTTCTACTGGTGTTTCTTCTTTATTTAATAAACTTGTTAACTCTAAATATTGTTCTTCTGTAATTCTATTTACTGCATAGAATACATCCATCTTGTGTTGTAAATCCTCTTTGGTACTATAGTTTTTTTTGTTCTATCATTAATTTTAATAAGTTATACATATTAACTCCTCCTAGATATTGTTATTTGATTTCATATTTACTACTTCAAATGCTGTGTTTACTATCTCACTATCTCTATTTTTGTTTTCTTCTTTTAACATACTTAGTTCTTCTTCTAATGCTTTTAATCTCTTTTGTTCATCTGTTAAAATAACTTCTATATCTTTGACGACAGGTTCTTTTGTGATTGGATTTATTGACTCTATATACTGTTTACTATAGTCTATACTTCCAAATTCAATATCGATATAATTTAATTCTGTTATTATATCATGCTCTAATATATCTCCTGCTGCTTCACCTGTTTGTATCCATACCTTACCTGTTTGGTCGTAAATTATTCTATTTCCTCTATTCATTCTATCACCTCATTTTTTATTCAAAAGCATACCATGTAAACCCTTCATCACCAGAACTACCTATTGTAAGAATAGGTAAGACTATTTTTTCATCACTATATTTAATTTGACCTGCATCTAAAAGAAAATTTCTGCCTTCATCACTAGTTGTAAATGCAGGAACTAAATATTCATTTTTTTTATATATAACATTTGAAGAATATTTGAAACTACTTATATTGTTTCCAATTACTATTACTAATGTTGGTTCAAATGCTAGATTGATTATTTCTGTACTATACATTTTTTCAGTCTCACTGCTTTTGTATTTTTTAAAGTCAATAAATCTTGTTAACATAGAAGAAGTACCTTTTGCCCATCTTTTTCTTTGACTTAACTGATTGGTCAACTCTGTTATCCTATTTTGCAACTCCTCAACACTAGCATCTGAACTATCAAAAGAAGTCTTTATTTTTTCTGATAACTCAACAAGTGTATTATTTAAATTGGCATCTATATTTTTAAGTGCCAAAGTATTTATAATACTTGTTTTACCAACTTTAAATCCTGTATTTACCTCAACTAATTTTGTAGATATATCATTTAAATTTACATTTTCGGGTAATGGCATTATATTCTTACTTATACTTAATACTTTTTCTACTGTAGCATTTGCACTGTCTGTAACGACTATTTTAAGTGTGTGTAGTGCATTATCTTCTAATGTATAATTGATTGTTTTTTCAAGAGTTAAATCGGTTGTGATAGTTTCTTTTAATACATCATCTATAAAATATTCTATTTTAGTTAATAGTGTAGGGTCTGTGTGGTCTACTTTAAATGTTGCTTGTGTGGAGTTATAAGATGAGATAGTTAAAAAAGGCAATGCTTGAAGTAATGTTATTTTTGCACGACCATCTGAATAACCACTTACAACAGTAGTATTTCCACCTATTTCCATAACTACATTCTCTAAATAATATTCAGAAGTTGGTATATATCTTGGAGGTTTATAACTGTCTTTAGTTAATACATAGCCACTTCCTCCACCACTTCCCCTTCCAGAACTATCGGCACAAGCACCACCAAACCATCCACCACCACCACCTGTATAAATTGAAGGATTATTATTTTTAGCTCCTTTACCAAATAAACCATCACATTTACCATCATCAGTAGTGCCACGACCACCCTCGAATTGTGTACCACCATGAGAAGGTTCTCCATTCCAACCTCTACCAGGCATACCTTTTAAACCACCACCATTGCCACCTCTATATGTGTCTGCCGTTCCACCACCACCACCTGCAACAATTATCCTAGATAACAAACCTTGTTCGTTATCCCATTCACCACCAACAAGTCTTATATCAGTAGCTCCACCACCAGAAGCACTACTACCACTACCGCCACCATTAAATCTATAATCTTTTCTACCATCTAAACCAACATAAAGATATAAAGTAGTTTCTTTTTTTAACGTTATTTCACCACTACAATAACCACCATAACCATAATAAAATCCACTTTCATAAGGAGTACCTCTTGTACCACCTCTTGCACCCCAACATTCAAATTTATATTTACCAGGTTTAATGGTAATATTTTGTTCTCCATTTGAAGCATTAAAATTCCATTCAGTTTGCATATTATCACTCTCCTTTCTAACAATAAGTTATTAACTCATTTACACTAGTTGCAATGCTGGATAGCCCACCATTTACTTTTTCTTCTAAATTAACGAATCTATCCTCAATCTTTTTAGATGAATAAGTAGTCATTTCAGATACTCTGTTATCATCTACTGTAGCATTAATAAAATGAGTTTCTGCATTTCCATTAATAACATAAACATGCAATTCAGTTTTTGTTTCACTTCTAACCTCAATAGAATTATCATCTATAATTTTAAAGTTTGTAACTACATTTTCTTTTGTAGTAGCATCTATAATATTTACAACTATTCTTTGTGTCAATAAGTTATGTGTTACAGTTGCTTTAAATCCATTTTCTGTATCATCCACCCAATCATCAATTGTGACTCTTTGAGTATATGCCACATTTGAACCACCTGCGATTAATTGGTCAATCTTGATATTTTGTTTCTCATTTTCTGTGTCAATTCTAGTGTTTAACTCTGTTTTAGCAGTTTCTATGTTGCTTGTTAACTCTGTTTTAGTTGTATCTATTTTACTATCTAAAGTTTGTATATCTTTTAATGTTGCCAAAATGACAGTTGGGTCTATTTTTAGATTAATGTTAGCCACATTGGATACAACTAATATTACTTTTATTAATAGTTCTTTTACAGTACCCGAATCTGCTTTAGGTTTGTACGTCGCTGGATAACTAGAAATAGCTAATAATTGATTTTTAGAATCAAACAGTCCAACTTCCCTTATTTCAAATCCTCCGACATCCCCTGGTATGAATTTTTGCATTACTACCCAGTTCGGATTGTCTTTATCTGATTGTGCATGTTCAAGCGTACTTTCCCAAACTACATTTTTTAGAGCTGTTTGGCTCTCTGTTGGAGTATAAGAAGTCCCTCCGCCATCTCCAACTTTTATTTTTGCAAAATCTACTTTTTCACCTGTGATACTTGCATTTGCTATTGCTGCCTTGCCAATGTCAGTCACTAAAGTAAAATATTGTTGTTCTGCCAACTTTATCACCTCATTTCTATTTTTTAGGATACAATGTTACTTTTTCTAACGCTCTATCATTTCCACTACAAATAGCTATTTCTCCAAAACTTTCTAAATTTCTAGGTACATAAGGGTATATTGTAACTGTTTCTCCTGCACTAATCGTTGCACCTGTATAAAGTCCGCTTTTATCAAATAAAACTCTCTCAAATTTATGTTCAAGATGACATGGTTTTATTTCTTCTATTTTCTTATCTAACTCCAAGATAGTGTTATAACTACAATTATTTGTTATAAAACTAAGTGTAAAACTAAATAGATTACTAAATACCTCTACATCAACATTAGTCTTTGTGTAAGCTTCTGAGATTGCCTTTATAACTTCTATTGTAGTTGTACCTTTGCCACGCATTTTAGCTTTTATATTACTTCTTCTATCTTCTATGCTTAAATCAAATCTATTTTTAATAGATAAAATATTTTCCCAGTAATCGAGTCCCCATGTTGCAGTATCTACAAAGAACTGGTCAAAAGTATCGTCATATGTTTCTCTAAGCATCTCTAGTTCTATGTCATAAGCTTCTTGTATTTTTCTTGTAACATCATTGTTATAAAATTGAGGCAGCTTATCAATTAACTTCATTAAGCTACCACCTCGCTAAATTCAAGAGTCGTAACGCTTGGGACTTTGTCTTCTTCAAAGCTTATATTTTCAGCTTTATTATTTAAAAGTAAATTACTAAAATCATGTAGACCTTCTACACTTGCAAGTATTGCACTTACTTTAGTGTAAATTATTTCTTTATTAACATTTATTAAATATCCATTAATGCTTTCTAAAAAACTTTCTTTTACAAAATCTAGTGTATACCCTGCTTCTAATTTTATAGTTGCACTTATATTTATATTAAGTGGCGAAGGTGTTGCGACTGTCAGTGTACATCCTATTGGCATTTCTGCCTCGATATGCTCTCTGCATTTAGTTATTATTTCTTCTTCAACAGCTTGATTATTTTGACCAAATAATAAAACCTTAACTGTACCTGCACCATCCCATCTTGGATAAACCTTAGCCTTATATACGCCATCAACCTCTAAAGCCCATTCCTCATAGTGTGCTTTATTTCCACTTGTAGCTTGATTTTTCTGTATTTTATAGAATCTATCTTTCAATTCTTCGTCTGTTTCTATTTCTGTACCACCTTGAAATGTTAAATTATTATAAATTCTTGTTACGCTAGCTATTTCGTCTTGTAACTTAAATTCAGTACTTGCAGGCATATTATATCTAATACCAATTTCTAGCGCTTGTACAGGGCTTGTATTTTGTTCGATTTCCGAACTAATTATTATATCTTTAATTACTACAAATAATAGCTCATTGTAAGAAATGATTGCTCCGTTTGGAATAACTGTCCCGACTTTTCCCTCGAATGTCACTTCTCCTGTAGCTTCTGTTCCTAGTTTTCTATACACTCCAAATTCATTTACTCTCTTATCTAAAAAATCATCGAAGTTATCTTCTATAAAAGCTTTCTTATGAAGGTATGAAAGTTCTATATAGAATTTTGCTAACTCGGTATTGATTGGAGATACCATGTCACTTAAAAAAGACCCTTCTCCTTTGTAAACATCTAGGTCTATATTGGATAGAGTTCTGTTTTTAACAACATCATAAGTTTGACTACTATACATTAACTTCCACCTCCCCATAAATTGTGTTTATGACTATGTCTATACTTAGTAAATCATCTGTAAATTTTGTGTTTACGACATTAACATCTAATATATATGGATTAACTAGTAAAGACTCTTTTATATACCTAGATGCTTCACTTTCTGTAAGACCTTTACTATACTTTTGACCCACAAGTTCCATGAGCTCTGTTCCATATCCCCAGCTATAAATTTCATGCTCATACCTATTTGTTTTAATACACTTGTATACCCAAACTTTGATAGCTTCATTTCCTTCAACAACTTTAAAATCTCCATTTTCTAAAATAGGCTCATCTTTTTCAAAATTCCAAGCCACTTCTCTGAATAATTCTAACTCTTTTTCTTTTGATATTTCGTAGTCTGCTGGTACTCCTATAAATGGGAATATTGTACTCATTATAAGCTCACCAACTTACTTACAATAGCAAATTTATCACCTATCTTAAACATTATTACTGTGTCCTCTTCCTCAAAAGTATCTATAAACGGATTTTTTATTTCATGTTTATGTTCTTGACTTGTTTCTGTATCAAATAATTCTATCTGTCTATCAAGTATCCAACTATCTATTAAAATATCTTCTTTTTCTAATATAATGTTATTTACCTCTATTTTTAAATTAGGTAATTTATCTTTAACTTTTCCAATAAAAAAAGAAGGTTCATTGTAATGCTTTCCTTCTTCTCTTATTATTCCTATAAATTCATTTATTGGATTAGCCACTATATCACCATCCTTTTTACAAATATCGTCTGACGTGTGTGTATGCTTTTCCTTTTCTGTATGAGTCAACAGACTGTATTTTTACCACATCACCAGTTTGCGGCGAATGTATTATCTGATTATTTCCAATGTACATAACAACATGATTGTTACTTCCTCCACTGACCCTACACAATAAATCTCCTGGTTTCCATTTGCTTCTGTCATTCAAATCAACAGCTTTCCCTGCCTTGCTTTGCGCAGAAGCGGTACGAGGAATACTTATGCCTATTTTTTTATAACACCATTGAGTAAACCCACTACAATCGAATGTATTCTCCCCAGTCGCTCCCCAAACATATTTACAGCCTAGCTTGCTTTTTGCTATACTAATTAATTCTTTTGCTTTTCCTGTAGCATTTGTATATCCTGTACCATCACCTATGATTATCGTTCCCTTCTTTCTTCCAAAATCATAACATTCTTTTTCGCTAGACATTAATATATCTATTTTATATACTCCATTTACAACCTTTATAACTCCTCCACGGTCTGTAACTGTATATGTCTTGTTATCTATCTTTGTGCCAGTTCCTTTGACTTGAATTTTTGTCTTAAATTTAAGTTGTGAAGGTGCAGCACAAGTATTATTCGAAGGTACAAGTCTTTTATTATCCATTGCTTGATAATAACCTCCTTGAAGTGGGTCATTTGAAGGATAATAAGCTGTAAATTCCGCTTTTACTTCTTTACCATTTAAAGTACCTTCGCCAGTTAAATCTGAACTTTCCTCTTTCTGTTCATCTTGTCCTGCTGTCTTTTCATCCATGATATTTTGAAAATTCAAATCTAAATCTATCTCATAATTTCCATTACTATCCCAATTATGCTTATCTGTGTCTATATAAAATAGTCCTACAAGTCCTGTATAGCTATCCTTAACCTTTACACCTCTACCAGTTATACAAGTCACGTCACCATATCCTTTCAGATTGCAAGTCTGTTCTATTCCTTTAAACTCACTTTCTATATCTGTTGTACTATTTTCTTGTTGTTGTATAACTTTTTGCATGATTACTCCAACATCTTTAAAAATTTCATTGTCAATTTTTTCGCTAATTTTATTACCATACTGGTCTACTACTATCACCTTATTTTTTACATTTTCCATACTTTCTGAAAAACTAGTATTTATAAGATTTGAACCTTCTTCAAACATAACATTTAGTGTAACCGTGCCTTTTTCAATAACGTTAAATTTATCTACACTAGACTCTATCATATACTTTTTTTTAGTTGTCTTACTAGCTTCTGTATATGCACTCATTATAGTATCATAGCCAGTTACACCAATAAACATCTTAGTATATTTAACACCAGTTTTAGGTATGTTTCCTATTGCAAATTTATTGTCATTAAAAACTTGTTTTGCAATATCTTCAACCAACTTATCTTTAAAATTGTATGATACTTCGCTTTGAGTTAATAAAAAACCCATGTCTTTTGATGTGAAGCTGATGCTATTATTACTGGAGTCTTTAGACCTGTTAATTATCATTCCTCTAAATATCTCTTTATCATCTACATAAAAACAAACTGTACTAGCTATTGGTATATCTATCTGTCTAAAATTAATATCAGAAGCTGACTGGACTATAGAAAACTCTAATGTCCTTGATGGGGACTTATAATCACCTGACCATGTAACTTTTTCTACTATATCGGTTATGTTGTATATAGCTCCATTTTTTATATGGACCTGTAATTTTATATTATTAATTAAGACCACCTCACTTGCTCTATACATGTAAAAACACCACCAAAAATGATAAAATATATCATGAGAGGAGGTGTTTTCATATGTATCATTTTGAAAGTTTAAGTAATTACTGTTCTGTTATAGATAGACAAGTTTCTACTGATTCTAAATATTTTGAAACTCACACAAGTAATGATAAAAAACTAATTGATTTTAGTTGTTCACATTCAAATACTTGTAATTTATCAGATGAAAATAAATGTGAGTTACTTCAAAAAGCCCACAACAAATATAGATAATTACTTTACTTTAAAATTTTTAAATGGAGATAATTTTAAATCAGTCAATTTACTTAACTTTAAAAAAGTATCCCAAAAATCTGATTCTCTATTATCTCCAAAACATTTATCTAAGTGTTTACAATCTTTACAAGGGAAATCTAAGTCTTTTTCGTTGTGCATGAAGCTTTTTATAGCTCCAATTTGTATAAACTTACCTATACAATACAAGTCTTTTTCTGAAAGTTTTATTTCTTCTTGCATAATAACACCTCTTTCACATTTCTAATCTGTAAAACCTGTGCCTAGACACATTCTTACTCCTGTAATTTTTGATAATTTTATGAATGTGTCCCAGTGTGCATAACCATATCCACTTTTAAAACATTCTCTTTCATACTTACAAGTTTGGCAAGGGTCTAATATATCATGTTCTTCTCTAAAACATCTCTTTATAACGTTTATTTGAATATGTTTTGCCATACAATATAAGTCTTTTTCTGTCAAATCATCTTTTGTTAAACCATTACTTTGTGGTATTATTCTTAATTTCTCCAACTCTATCACCTCATCTATGGAATTACTAACACCCACCCATCTTTTATTAGGTCAGGATTTTTAATTAATTTTTTATTAGCATCATAAATTTTCTTCCATAAATCCCCATTGCCATAATATTTTTTTGCCAAACTCCAAAGACTGTCACCCTTGCCTACCTTATGAGTCTTTTGTTTACCTTTAACTTCAAATCCTTTTGTAAGTGGCACATCTTTTGTTGATGATAAATCTGTACTTGCACTAGTTGTATTTACTTTAGGTATCTGTATTCTTTTATACTCTTTTAAATTTAAAGTGAAATATACATCTCCTGTACAGTCTTTTTCTTCATATTTAAAACTGTCTATTATTACTTCCATATTTATATTTGTTTCTGTAACTGTAAACCTTAATATAAAGCCTTCATTCATCCATTTTTCAATCTTATTTACACAGTCATAAGGTGAGGCGAATCCTGTATAATCACAATAACTTGCTTCACTTTTTGGAAAGAAACTAGATATTTCTGTAGTTCTTAAGCCTACACCTCCAAATACTGCAATTTCCCCTGTTTTCAAGATATTTGAGGTATTTACTATTGCCTTACTGTTTATCTCAAAAGAGCTTGGAAAAACAGGAAATCTAAAGGTGTCATTTGCTTGTCTAATCCACATTTCCAACTACATCACCTCTTTTAACTAAAACTATTCTAAGCTTAATAGAAATTCAGCTTCATATTTTATAACTTCCTCAAAAGCTAAATCTATTTTTCTATAAACATTTACACTTTTTCCATAAAACTTACTTGAGTATTTTTCTGTATTTTCAATTAAATCTTTTCTTGCTTGTAATAATACTTTTAACCTTGCCAAACAAGCATTAAATTCTATATCTCTATCCATATAATCACTCCTTATATAATAAAAGCACCTACTTGTTAAAGTAAGTGCTTTATATATTATAAATTTAATAATTCTTTTTTCTTAGCATTAAATTCTTCTTCTGTAATTGCCTGCATATCTAGCAATTCTTTTAATGTTTTTATTTGCTCCAACGGGTCATTATTTTGTTGAACAGTATCATCGTTTTGTTTTTCTAAATCTTTTTGATTTCCATTTTGAATTACTGAAAATGTAGACAATATCTCTTGTGCAATATTATAATTAGTCTTATAAACAAAAGATGTTTTCTTAGTTGCTGAATTAATTAAATCTATATATGTCGCAGGCATATTTAGATTATTTAATGTTATTTTTATTTTTAAACTATTTATAATAGCCTTAGTTTCTTTTTTCCCAGTTACTCCTCCAACTACAGCTCCTACGCCTCCAAATAAAAGTCCTCCAGTTAAAGCTCTGCCCAATCCACCTTTTATCAATGTCTCTCCATCTTCTAGTAATTCATAGTCAATAACATCATTAAATGATAAAACTTCTTGAGCTAATTTCCCAAACTTATTAGGAATTAAAAATTTTTTCTGTGGTTCATCTATTTCTAAATAGGTTCCTATTTTTTTAGTTGGGTTAAAGCTTTCCACTTCTTCTGTTCTATTTTCATTTTTTTTAATAACATTTACAACATCTTCTTTTGTTATTTCTTTATTTTTCTTACCTAATGTAACTAATCCAATACCACATTTATCAACACATTTTTTACAGACATATCCATCTTTTATTTTAAGCCTACAAGATTGGTCTTCTCCACAAACAACACATATTTCATTTTTACTGAATAATCCCATATTTATCCCCCTAAAATATAATAATTATACTACGATTATAGCATATACTGGTATCTTTTAGGAGAAATATGTCTATACACCTCCTGCTAAATTTAACTTTATTTCATTAACTAACATCTTAGTTAATTTAGCCATATCAGCTTCTTCTTTAACTGTAACACCACCTAAGTTTATATTTATAGTAATATCATTACTTTCTTTATTATTAGTAGTCTCGCTATTAGTTTTATTAACAGTATTTTGCTGAGTTCTTTGTGTTATAGCTTCTTTATACTTACTTGTATAGTCACTTTCTTCAATTTCTTGTGGTTTGTACATTCTCTGAGTTAAATTACTAACTACATTGTCAATATTGCTCTTCAAACTTGGTAATTCTACTTTTATACCTTCCCAAATTCCTAAAGGGAGGAATCTACCTACTAAATCTCTTAATTTCCAAGAAGGTGAATGTACTCCAAATCCATTTTTAAATCCATCTATTACACCCTTTGCAAAATCATTTACTTTTCCTTTTAACCAGTCACCAGCTCCAGTTATACCATTCCATAACCCTTTAACAACATTTTTCCCTATGTCCAAAACTTTTTTAGGTAGTGCTTTTAAAGTGTCCACTACTGTGTCAACTAACTTTTTAGCTCCTTCTCTACCCTTGGTAGCCATTTGGTTTCCCCAACTCACTACTTTTTGAACTGTATTTGTAAGCCAAGTCCAAACTCTGCCAGGTAAGGTTTGAAAAAACACTACGATATTATTAATAATCATCCTAGCATAAATTTGAGCATATGCTATCATAGCCATACCCCACTGACCTATTTTTTGAACTGTATTCACTAACCAAGTCCAAATTTTATTAGGAAGTTGAGCAAAGAATGTTCCTATATTATTAATCCAAATAGGAACATTTGTAACTAAATAAGTCCAAACAGAAATACCCCAAGACATTATTTTTCCTAAAGCAAATCCTAATCCATAGCCAATTCTTGCAGGTAATTGCCCAAACCATACTCCGATGCTGTTAATCCACATTGGAATTGTTTGAGTAAAGAAAGCTACAATGGCATTCCAACCATTTACAAAAGCTTGTTTTATATTATTCCACATTTCTACAAACCATTGACCTGCACTTGAAAAATTTGTGCATAAGTCATTCCATGCTTGTGGTATAGTTTGAGTGAAAAAATTACATATATCACCCCAAACCTTTGTTGCTGTTTCTTTTATATTATTCCAAGCATTTATAACAAAATCTCTAAAGCCCTTGTTTGTATTCCACAAGACTACAAGTCCTGCTACGAGAGCGGTTACTGCAATTACAGCAATACCAATTGGACCTCCTAGCAAGGCACTAGCTTTTGCCAATAATAACGTCCGAGCTTGTGCAAGAGCCATTTTTCCAGTTAATACTCCAACAAGAATTTGAAACCCACTTAAAGCCACACCTGCTCCTGCCATTCCAACCATGTAAACTCGTACTGCTAATTCAGCTGCAATCCATGCATTTTTCAGAGCTACAATACTTTTAACTGCACTAGTCATGATAGATGCTGTTTTTATACTTACAAAAATACTTGCAATAGTAGGTCCATTTTTTAAAATCCAACTAAGGCTTTTAATCATTGTTGGTAGTGCCTTTGTTGCAATTTTTATAATTGCAGATGTTAAATCTCCAAAAGATTGTGCTATTTGTGAAATACCTACTTTGAGTGACCCACTTGAAAATTGCTTATCTAAGTCACTTAAACATTTTATTCCTGTTTCGGCAGCATTTTTAAGAGGTTCCTTTAGTTTACTATATATCTCTATACCTAGATTTTTGAAACTTTCTTTTAATATTCCTACTTTTGATTCTAAAGTATTAGACATTTTAGAATATGCACTTCCGACAACATCAGCTTGTGTAGACATAGCTTTTAAATTATTAGTATATTGTTCTGAATTTTGACCACTAAGTGCGAGTGCAGCTTTCCCTGCTTCAATACTTCCAAACATATCTATTAAACTCTTTTTATTCTTTTTAGCACTTCCATCCATGAGATTTAAAATTTCATTAAGAGGCACTCCTGCTTGCATTAATTCTTTAAAAGATTTTCCTGCGTACTTAGTCCCTTTTGTTGCATCTAATAAAGACTTGTTTGCTACTGTACCAGTTTTTCCGAGTTCTGCAAGTAGACTATTTAATTGTGTTGTTGCTTGTGCCGTGGGTGTACCTTGTGCTGTCATATTAGCAAGTGATGCTCCTACCTGTTCAAAACTAAAACTCATTGCAGATGCAGTTGGAGTTACTTGTGCTAATGTTGCTCCTAATTCCCCAACAGTAGTAATCCCTTTATTTTGAGTCTGCATCATAACTTTGTGTACTCTATCCGTTTCCGATACATCCATTTTATAAGCATTTAATACTTTTGCAGTAGCAGTTAAAGCAGTATCTATATCTGTAAATCCTGCTTTGGATAATTTAGCATTTTTAGTCATAAAGTCCATTGCTGAGCCCATGTCTTTTGTGACAGGAATACCCGAAGATAAAGCATTATATAGACTTTCTCCAATTTGTGTTGCCGCAATTCCTGTATTTTTAGACAATTCTAATACTTTATTATTCAAGTTTTCTGTATCTACTTTAGTGTCTCCAAACATTGTCGAAGTTTTTGTCATTGCAGTTTCAAATTCTGCACCCGCTTTAGATGCAGAAACTAATCCTGCTCCTATCCCAGTCACAATTCCTACTCCTGCTATTTTAGCTGCATTGCTTACTTTTCTAAATTGTTCTTGTAATCTCTCTTGTGCTTGTGATGTAGAATTTGTTTGACTTTGAAGGGCTCTAGTAGCTTCTCTAACTTGTCTTAGAGTCCTACTCGCCTCATCTCGCATTCTTATAACAGCTTCTAAGGCTCTGCTTCCTGCTGACATACTCTAAAGCCCCCCTCCTAGATGCTTTATCTCTTCTATTCTATCTTCCATTTCTTCATACATGAAAGCTTTAACTATGCGTTTTTCTCCATGTTTAAGTTTTAAAAAAACAGATGGCATCATTCCTTTGTATCTGAACATCAAATACATTAAATTAACTTCGCCATCTGTTTTTATTAGTTTTTTATTTTTTCTTCTATTCTCTTATCTTTTTCAGAATTAGATTCGCTATATCCGTTTAACTCACATATTTTGTTATATAAATCATTTATTTCACCTGCTAATAACATTTTTCTTAGTAATTCTCTTGGTGTTGGAGATTTAAAGTGTTTCAATAACTCTTTATCTTTAAATGTTTTGCAAGAAGCTAATATAATATTTGTTTTCATTTTAAAGTTGTCTAAATCCTTCAATGAACCATTCTCTATTTTTAGCCCACTCGATTGCAATTCGTCAAAAGTCTCAGGTTCTAATGCTGTACACTCAAAAGGTAACTCTATACCTACTTTTTTACAAAATATTTTATATGTCATACTTGGCATTTTAATTTCGCCTGCATCCATTTTGAGCAATAATTCCACTATATTCTTCACTTCTGTTGCTTCTTTTTTCTCCATTATTTCTTTTTCTAATTTATTTTCACTCATGTTTTTATTCTCCTTATTTAATAATCGTTTTATATTTCATCTAAAAATTCATAATCTTCGAATGTGAAAGAAAATTCTTTTTCTCCTTCTTTTCCTAGTTCCCAATCTATAAGTGGTAGGTTATCAAAACTTACACCAGTTACACAAACTCTTTCTGCTCCTTTGGCATCTGGGTCAGCAAGTTTACTAATGACAGTAAATTTTAATTCTTTTCCTTCTTTTATAACTTGAGTCCCATATTTTAATAACTTTGAGTCTACATGGTGCATAGTCAAAGACCCTTCTGCACTAGCATCTATTACTTTTTGACCTTTAATCATTTTGCGTGGTTTAGCTATTTCAGCTTTATTAAACTTTATTTCAGCTTTCATGCCCTTACATTCAGCTAACTGTACATCATCCAACCAAACCTCTCCATAAGTCCCATTTATAACATTTTTACTTTCAAAACTTGTCGCCATTTTATCACCTGCCTTCTACATTTGAACTCTTATATTTATATCTTCCATCGCATCTACTAATTTTAAATTTATTAAATAAAATCCGTTTGAACCTGTACTTGCTTCTTTTATCTCATTTTCTTTCATCTTACTTGTATCTATTTTTTTACCTTCCAAATATTCTTTTTGCTTTTCTAAGTCAATTTCGACTGTAAAATTAGAGTCAATTAATTCTTGTCTTGTTAATTCAGTTAAATATGACTGTACCGCTACTATGAATAAGCATTTATTGTCATAAGTGTTAGGACATTTACGTAAATACTTCTCTACATAAACATTTTTTATATCTTTGCTTATTAAATCTTTTGTATCAACAAGCTTAATTTTCTGAAATATTTCTCCTTTTTCTGTTGTTAGGGTTGTAAGTGAGTTTACACCTCTAGCAATTCTAATCTTGCCTGATAGCCTTCTTAAAATCAATTCTCCTGCCTGCACTTTAGCATCTGCGCTAGCTTTATCTATCTTTACAATAGACTCAATTTCATCAAGAGGTGCATAAGTAATTGATTGTGTGTTTGGTGTAGAGGCTATAAGAGAAGCAATACGTGGCGTGTATTTTTCTGCTGTTATTTCTTCACCATCAACTACTACATTTTCAGTAAAATTAATAATTGCTTCATTGTCAGCTTTGATATTTGCAAGAACCGCTTTAGCCTCTGTGCTTTCTTCCTCTCTTATTTTCTTAATCCAATTTACAATTGCTTGTTTTTCTGCTTCTATAGCTTCCGGCATACATAAGTAATTAAATTCTACAGATTCTAATTCTTCTAGTATATCCTCAACTTTTCCATCTTCTGTGAAAGTGCTTATAATAACTTTACTTGGTTTTAGTATCTTCTCATTGTCAGTAGAACCCATAAAAGCATATTTTATATATTTTTTATTAGAATCACTTAACGATATTGATATATCATCTTCGCTTGTAAGCTCTTTATACATCTTTGTTGTATCTTTCAATACAATTACTACTATTCCAGCTCGGGAACGTTGTATAAAGCTTGTAGCTAACTCTTTAAACTCTATATTTATGTTAACTAATCCAGCCATTTAATCACTCCTTCCTTCAAATCTTATATTTAGTCAAATCTCATATTTAGTTCTTCCATCAACTCATGTTTTTCTTCTTCAAAATAAATTTGTTCATGATAATTTATAGATATAAGAAATTGAACATAATTTCCTATCTCATCTTTTTCTATACTTCCACTTTTCTTACTGAAAGTTAAATATCTGTCTTTTACTTTTATATTTCTAGTGAATATGTTCTCTAATTTATTTAGAATGTCGAGTAAATCTGTTTTCTTTTTTCCCCATTTAGGCAAATATTTTATATCAACTAAGAAGCTTTTTATATCAGTTTTTTTAGTCGCTGTCTGTACCATTTCTGGCAATATCTGCACAAAAAAACAAGACTTTTTATTGTCTTGTATGTTATATTCTCCTACAACTATAGTTTCTTTAAAATTATTATCTATAGTTTTAGTAAATGAATCTAGTATTTCATTATAACTTAGCAACACATCACCTCTAATTCCAAAAATCTATTATTATTTGATTTAGTTCATTGTCAATTATGCTACTCATTTCATCAACACTCCTTGCCAACATAAACACACCTGGCACAAAACTTATTCCATCAGGTTTAGGTCTGTAGTTTTCGCTAGTTCCTGTTCCTTGTCTAGTTCTATGCCCATATTCTAAATGATAAATATACTCAACATTGTTTGATACCACACTATCAAATAAACTAAGCTCTTTATACTTCCAGCTCTTTCTAGCTGTTCCTCCATCTATTTCAGCAACAGGTGTCTTAGGCTTTACTTTTCTAAGTAGTTGGTTGCCTATATTATTTTTAGCTCTTCTTAGATTCTTAGCCATTTCCTTTTCTTCTCTTTCAAAATCTCTTATCAAATCATCTAGACTATTAAACTCTATCATTAGTATCTTTCTTTCAAAGTTAGATTAGTTTGTAGGTGACTTAAGTGAGGGAAAGGTTTAGATGCTATAAATGTTTCTACATTTCCGCTTTCTAAAGTTATATCAAGTATATCTCCAACTCTCAAATCCACTTCGGGTCTGCAATATAACTCAAAGGCTGAAATGGAACTTGTCATATCTGTATCTATGATGTTAGTTATATTTCCATTCAGACCACAAGGCACATCTTGTGCAATTACAACATTCTCATCAAAATCCGTAACTCCTGTCTCCTCATTTTTAATACTTACACATCTTCTTATTGTCATTTTACAAAAGTATGTCAATGCTAATATATCTGCTTCTGTCATGTTACCACCTAACTTTTCTAAAATTATTTAAAATATTTTTATCTTTTTGAGATAATTTTATTTCTATTAATTCATCTGTCGTTTTAGCTGTTGCAACATTGTAAGTAACAGAATAACCACCACGAGAAATCGAGCTAATTTTACCATTATCAGTACTACTGACTAATACAGTCTCTTTTAACTTAACAATAACTTTATCCTCTACAATACCTTCAAGAGTATCATTAAGTGTTTCTATATTGCAGTATGCAAGAACTAGAGTAGTATATTTTTTAATGTACAACTTTATTAAATTATCATGAGTATCATCTTTTAAATTTAGAATTAACTTTATATTATCTAGCATTTAATCACCTCAAATAAAAATAGAGAAACTAAATGTTATTTAATTTCTCTATTAATTCATCTTTTTTCAGCTTCGAATAACCTTCTATGCCATTTTCTTTTGCTAAGCTTTTCAGTTCTTCAAGAGTTGAATTTCCTATATCAATACTTTTCTTATCTTCTAGTAACTTAAATCCATCTTGTATTAGCTTATCTTTTAAAAAAGATTCTTCTACTCTACGTTCTATATTTTCTTTAATTAATATAAACATTTAAATCACTTCCTAAGCTGTAGGTTTAGCATCTTTAAAATTAGCATATACAGAGTTAACCTTGTTATCAAGGACCCACAATTCATGGTATCTTCTATAGTCCATAGACCATCCATCTGCTGTTTGATTTGTATCAGGGTCAAAGATTCTCATTTTATCTTGTTTTGTAACAGCGATAGGCACATCTATTGGAGCTATTATAAAGTTAGCATCTATTGCTTTTGTCCCTTTTGAATAACCTCCCTCTGTTTGGTTAGAAGAAGTACCATCATTAAGTATTATTGATGAATACATTCTGTTTTGAGGTGTTTTTATAAGAGGGCATCCATCAATTGAAGGTACTTGTGTTTCTATACCACCTTGTATAAAAGTAACAGAAGATAGCTTTTCTAACACTTTTTCTTCTACTGCAAACATACTATCATAATTCAAGTGACAAACTAAAGGTCCATTATATCCATTTTCTCTAATTACTTTTATACCAGCTTTTATCTTATTTATTATTGTACTTGAATTTACTGTGTATCCATATTCAACGTTAGTGTCTCCTGCTACATTCATAGCAGTAGTAGCTAACTTACTTAGTCTGTAAGCATCTATTTCTGGAATAACTTTTAATCTTTGGAACTCTCCCATAATATTTGTTGCAGTTACCAAAAAGTTAGTTTCATCCACATCCATAGAATCTAATGTGAATTTTCTTCCTCTATCTTGTGTCATAACCTTAGTTTCATATTCAAATTTAACATCTCCATTAACATAAGCATCAGACGAACCTCTTGCATAATCACCCAAGCCATCTGTAGAAAGCTTACCTATTTTTACTTCTTTTCCCCCTGTGTATTTTATTTGTTTTGCGTTAGAATCCATCCATCCAGTTAATAATTCTTGTGTTACTTGTTTGTCTAAACCTTGTTGTAGAGCTTGCCCATACGCTAATATATTAGCCATATAATCATCATCCTTTCTTAATCACATTAATTTATTTAACTCCTAATATTTCATTTACCATCGCTTCCATATTTACATTCTCGTTTGTTTCTCCACTACCACCTGGTACATACTTGTAAAAAGACTGTGCATTTGTTTGTTTAGCAGTTTCAGTAACATTAGATTCAAACAAATCTTGGTAGCTTTCTTGTAATTCTTTTAATTGTTCCTCTATGCCTGTTATTTTGCCATCCTCACCCACACTTATTTTTTCTAAGTCAAACTTATTTGTTAATAAATCAGTATGCTTAGCTTTGTTAGTTAATAAAGCTTTCTCAACAGCACTTAATTTTCTTGTCTTTATACTCTCACTTTGTATTCTTTCAACTTCTAGTTTATGATTTTCTTCTATCTTTTTAATTTCTGTTTGATGCTCTGTTTTAAGCTTCTCAATATCCTCTTGAGTCATTTTACCATTAAAGCTTTTTATAGTCTTATCTGCTTCTTTTAGCTGCTCATTCACTTTATTAAAAGTTTCTTTAGGTACTGCATGTTTAGGAAATTCAGCATTAACACTTTTTAATATTTCCTCGATATCAAGCTTATTTTCTTCGATTTTAATACCTTCTAATATTTTTCTTAACCATTCCATTAATCATCATCCCTTCTTATTTTCTCTATAGATTTTTATAGTTGCTCTCCAACTGTGAGAGTTTCTTTGTTCTTTATGCTCTACAACTTTTTTAAAAAGAGCAAAATAAAAAAGCCTTTATAGACTTTTACGTTTTCTTAGTTCATCATTTAATTTTTTCAAAAGTTCATTAGAAACTTTATTTATAGCTACTTCATATTCTTTTTTTAAACTTTTTAGATATATTTTTAAAACCATATCACTTATTAAACTTATAATAAGTATTATGTTTACAACAATACTTATTATTTGTAGTATTAACCAACTCATTTAAATCACCTCATTTTATAAAATAAAAAGCATACTATATATAATCAATTTCATTGTCTTCAATATAATCACTAATTACTATAGATTGGACATTAGACATATTAAACATAACTGTTTTTTCTTCATCTTCAAAAGCTCTCAAACAATCTATATCTGATTGAGAATCAGAAAAACAAGTTACTAATTTATCAGCTATATGTTCTTTAACTATACCAAATATACAATTATTATTTTTAAAATGTATGTCATATTTTTTGAGCTTTTTATCTTCTTTTGAAACTATAAGTTTTTGTGATTTTAATTCTTTAAGTAACTTTTCATTTGCTTCTTCTACACTTTCAGATTTTGATATTGTTGGTATATTTATTTTTACTTCATTTACCTCTTCTCTACCAAATATTCCATTAATTTTTTGCTCTAATTTGCCTGCTGCTTTATTAAATATCTCAATTTCTTTTGTGGCACTTTTTATATTTTCCTCAAAATCTGTTGTATCTAGCCCCAACTTAGCTGAAAGTTCTAATTTATTCTTCTTGTTGTTATCCTCATCAACATATCTATGTTCTTTTTCAATATTTTCAGTATAGTTTCTTATATCCTCAATAGTTGCAGTATATTCAACTTTTTGATATATATCATCAAATAATTCAAAGTTGCAAGAGTTTATTTCTCCATGTGAATTTCTGATTATATAATCATCAAGCTCTCCTCTCCACAATCCTCTTTTCTGAGTTTTTATCATCAAAATCGGTTTTTTAATATATTCACCCTCCTGAACATATTCAGTTGAAATAATTTTGTTTTCAACTGCTTCTGATACCCATTTTGGTATTTCTTCTTCGTCTCCAAATCTGAAAACTTCTACTACATCTGATTTCTTCACGAACTTAGCCATTTATTTATTCCTCCTTGAATTTTTACACAATAAAAGCACTTGCTATTTAAACTTAACAAGTGCTCCCTATACAACTTCTATATTTTTTATTACATGTTCCTTGTACCATTCATTATAAGTCAAGTTTGCTGGAACTTCATAAGTTTTACCTTTTGGTAGTCGTGCTGTTCTTGTTTCCTCTTGCTCATGCGGGAAATATGGTATAGTTGTACACCTGCAACGTGGATGCATTGGAGGATAATTTTTTGTTTCTATAGCATCCTTAACTAAAAATACTTTCATATCTACATTTCTACATTTTTCACAAGTATTCCCCTGTAATGTAGCCAAGAATTGATATTTATCTACGTTTTGACTTTTGTATGCTCTTTTATCAGCTTCCCCCATAAAATGTCCATGTTCAGTTTGAACTAATCTTATTGCATTTTCATAGCTAGAGTCCATTTTCTCTGATACTCTATTAGCAATCTTTTTCAAACTTTCCCCTCTTATAACCATCTGAGTAATTTCTTCTTTAATGACTTCACTTAATAAATCTCTGTTTTTCCATATCCTTTGAGAAAAGTTTTTACCACTCCAAGGATATGTAATTATATCCTTTAAAGCTTCTCTATCAAGCTTAGTGAAGCTTACCCCAACACCAACGTGTTTTTGAGTTTCATATATACTCTTATAGTAACTGTCTTTTACAGATTCCTCTAATAACTTTTCTACCCTACTATTTTGAATATCGAATGTATTATATACCTCTTTAGATATTTGATAGAATAATTCTTCTAACCTATTTATTCTACTTTTCATAGCTAATGTATTAAGTTCTAACAGTAATCTTTCATCTTTTGTTTTTTCTATTAACTTAATATATTGTTTAATGTCCATACGCCATGTTTTAAACTCATTATTAGTTAAATATTTTTGTGTTTCTGCATATGTTAAATTGTTTTGTTCACTATACCTATAAAATAGATTAGCAATTTCTTTTTCTATATTTTTCATTGCAATTTTATATTGTTTATCTAGTTCTTTTAATACCTCTTTTTCATCTTTCAATCTTGCATTTAATCTTTGTTTTTCTCTTTCTTTCCAGTACTCAATATTATTCAAATAACTTCACCTCTATTCAGTATTCAATATTATTCAGTAAAGTTATTATAATCATCAGACACTTTTGAAGCTTGTATTTTCTTTTCTTCTAAATAAAGTCTTTCAGCTTCTTCGGGGTCGTCAATCCAAGGATGGTGCCTCAAAATAATTTTAGTTGGTATTATTCCAACCGACTTAGTCGCTATATCTGCATCCTCTAAATCATTTGACATCATATTGCGTGTATATGTTTGTTGTATCTTTTTGTAATCTGTAACACCAAGAAAATATAATATTGCTTTAACTAGTTTATCAAAAGAGGTTCTAAATTCTGTTTCAAGTAATCCACTTTTTAATTCTAACTTTCTATAAAAGAATTTAAGTGCTACACCACTTGCATTCCCAAAGCTCTCAGTATCCTGTTGTAGTCCTTGACCACTTTCATATATTTGCTTTTTCAAGATTTCAAGTGTTATTCTTCGAGCTTCTGTAGGTATTTCTATTTGCATAGTTTTAAGACCACCACTATCTCCTTCGCTGTCTGTTTCGGTTTTTATTGCCTTATATCTCTTTAATTCATTTAAAAATTGTGCTGTATCCTCTCCACCATAATTTTCTAGAATATATATTATCTGTTGTATATCTTCTAAATCATTAGCAAAACCACTCATTATTTTATCATATAAATCTAACACTGATTTATACTTAGATAAGTCGCTTTGTTTTTTTATATTGTTAGCAAATTCAATAAAAGGAACTGAATTAAATCTATGTTGTACTGTTATATGCTCTATTTGAGAACCACAACACGATACTCCAAAGAATTTATATTTATTTAATACTTTATCTGTCCAAAATTCAACATAAGTATATGGTTGTTTCTGTATCTGTCTTTCTACATCTTCTAACTGAACATAGTATCTTATTACAGCTTCTAACTCTCTTTCGATACCATTTTGATATATAGGAATAATTTCTTCTGTATTAACTACGCCATATTTAAATGTTTGATTGATTACCTGTTCCCCACTATATTCTTCATCTATCCAGTAATGCAACCATGCAGTACCACAATTTGATGCTTCTATTGCTAAATTCTTAGCTTTTCTAGTAAACTCATTTCCTAAGACATCTGTAACTTTCTCATTCAATTCTTTATTATTGTCAATGTCAAATAAAACTGGATAAGTAAACATATAGGAAGCTTTTTCATCTACTAGTATTTCATGAAAGTTATGACTAATTCTATTATCAGCATTTCGCAAAGGATTTTCGTCTCTATTTTGAACAACTACACCTTTTTTCAATATATCATTTTCATTATAATAATATGATTTAGCTTGTAATATCTCTTGTCTTCTAGCTATATCAGCACTTATTATTGCTCTTATTTTTTCTAACTCCACATCATCACCACCACCTATATTACTTAAATACTGATAATCCTTGACCTTTTAGTGCCTTTTCTGCAACTCCTGTTATAGCATCTGGTGCATCATCATGTTTGTTCTTGCCCTCTCTCTGATAAGATGTCATAGCCTTATAAAACTCTGTCCATTTATCTCGCCAATTCGGCGGAAAATATATATGTTCCATTACCCAACTACTATTAGATAAGATTCTAGCATTTTTATTTTTAGACTGATGAAACCATTTTATTGTTGTTTTATTACTATTAAATTTCTCTTTCAACAACCTTTGAACACTTCTTGCAAAAGCTCTACCACCATTATTTGACTCTATATCAGCTTTGTTAACTTCATTTTCATAGAACATCTTAGCTGTTTTATATTCTGTTGTTTCCATACTCTCTTTTGTATATAAAACGTCTAATACATATGCTTCTTTGTTATATACTCCATATACAATTGAACATAAATAGTCTGCTCCCTCATCTGCTGTGTCTACATAAGCTTTAATGGATGTAAATAGTAAATTGCCTTTATTATCAGTAGGAAGCTTGTCATATGTCTTAAATTTAGTATATAAACATCCTTTAAGGTCGATAGTTTCTTGCTGATAGTTGGCACTTGCAATGTCTTCGCCCATTGCCCTTACTTTTGATTTATAACTTTTTAGAGATAGCACTTCTTCACAAAGCATATTACCATCTTCCTGTAACGCTTTCATATTAATATGTTTTACTTTCTTACCTTCTTCTTTGTAATGTTCTAATGCTCTACCAGCCAAGTCCTTACTAGACCATCTAGTCATTATGATAATTATTTTTCCATTCTCCTCGAGTCTTGATAGCATAGTATTAGTAAACCAATCCCAATGCTTTTCAAGAACATTCTCATTATAAGCTTCCTCTGCATTTTTAATTAAATCATCTACAATCATCAAAGAACACCCAAAACCTGTCGCTGTGCCACTTGGAGATGTTGCTAAATAATTATTATAACCACCTTCCAATGACCATAAATTCATAGCTCCATCACCATGTTTGATTTTTGTGTTAGGAAATATATCACTATAGATAATAGTGTCTATATCAGCTTTTTCTTCTTGAATAGCATTTCTAACATTCTTTGAAAACATAGTTGAAAGAGTTTCATTATAACTACCAGTCATTATTTTTTCATTTTTATTTTTACCTAAAATCCATTCTACAAATAAACCTGCACTTCTACTCTTCCCGTGCCTAGGTGGCATATTTATAATTAAAACTTCATCATCTGAATAATAAAAATCTTGAAGCTTATTACAGGTTTCAACTAAATACGCTCTATCTTCTTTATAAAAGTTTGGTGCTAATAAATTGCAAAAATAAAAGAACTCACGTCTCGCAAGTTCCTTCTTAGCTTCTAACTGTATTAATCTTTTATCCATCATCTAATTTTGCCAACCTTTTTAATTCCTCTGTAGATAGTTCTTTAAATGGATTCTTTATTGTAATTTCATTAGTTGATTCTACTATTTGTTTATCACGCCATTCAACTGGCTTTCTATTTTTCAACCAGAATATCTGTGCTGTTGTATCTGGTACCACATGTTTAGTTACTCTTTTAGTTTCTTGACCTTCTTCATAGGTTATTTCATCATATTCATAACCTAACGCTCTTTTTAACAAAGCATTTTCAACCTGCCTGTCAATTATTTCTTTTCCCTTTTTTAAGGCATTACAAATATTACTATACTTCTTTTTCCAGTCATATAGTGTTTTGACATTTATTCCAATATTAAATGCTATTTGTTCATCTGTAAGCCCGTCTCTTGCCCATCCTTCAATCTTAATTAACCCTTCTTCTGTTATCCAGTATTCATATTTTGCCACATCACCACCTCGTTTTGTTTGTTTTGGGAATAAAAAAAGAACTCTGGTTAGAGTTCTAATTTATTCAGTTTCATCTTTTTTATCTCTCGTTTCTATTCCTTTAATTTTTTCATTTGGAATAACATCATAATACAAACGCTCTATTAATTTTGGTTTAGAAATCATATCTTCAACTATTAAATTCATCAATTCAAATAAATTTAAAGCTACTTTATTGTCATCATCTAAATCAATTGTACCAGGATGAACAGCTTCATTCCCAACTACTCTTATTATATCTAATACTTTTTGTATGTTTGAATTTAATCCTTTTTTTACAAGATTAGCAATATCATTGTTTATATTTTTGCCGCTTTCTCCAAGTTCCTTGCATAAATACTGCAATGCCAATCTCAATAAAGCAGCAGATGCCTTTGGTGATTTTGAGTAAACACTTCTAGCTTCTTCATAAATCAACTTTACTTGTTCTGGCATATCTTCAGTTGGTGCTACTATAGTAGATTCTTCAGGTAATAACATTATATCATTATACCACAGATGAATATTGCAACAATTTTGGCAGGTTGAAACACCTAAACTTGATTTTTCTTCATTACACACATTTGATGTTGTATTTTTTAAAATATATTTCTTATCATACTTGTAATAATACACTTCATATCTATCCCATTTTTGATAAGCTACTACTCCACAAACTGGACATTTAAAAGTTTCCCCACCATACTTTGGTTCTTTACATTCCATAATCAATACATCCTCCTCAATAAATTATTATATTCTACAACATTAAATAAAAACCTTTATAATTTTGCAAAATATTTAAAAAAACTAAGTTTCAGTAAACTTAGTTTTTTAGGGAGATACATATTATTTAAGGGAGCAAGTTCTAGGAATCGAACCTAGATTAAACCACTACTTGCATGGTGAGTGAGGTTACCAAGCCCCACTCTTTTTAGACCTCTGAATTAAGATACAAAATTATATAAAATTTCGTTCTCAATTTCTCTACTTTTTAGTGTATCCGTTAGATTAATTTGAACATAGTTAGAATTGAACTAACAACATCCTCATGCCCTGCCTAGTCTGTTCATAGTGACTAGGGCAATCCCTTAACCCTAGCCAATTATTTAATTTTGAGAGGGAAATATTTCATTTCCACAATACTATTATCTCATGTCTAAAACAAAAAAACCTGCACATTTTCAGCACTCAAAAGTGGCTATAGTTAATTTAGTTTGTAATCTAACAATTCAAAAAGTGGCTCCTGTTCTATTAATGCTTTCTTTCCAAATAATGCTATTGATATTGAACTTATTGCTTGACCAGCTCTTATACTTAGTTGTCTTTCTTCTAAATGTACAATATCAACTATTTCCTGCCACATTAAGCCATCTATATACTTAAGTTCAATAATTTGCTTGTGTATAGGTTTTAAGTTCCTTATAGCTAAATCTATGGTAGATTTAATTATTTCTGACTCATATAACTCTATTTCTTTTTCTGTTATTAAGTCTGATACATTAACAATAGCATCCTCAATCATATTACTAGTTTTGTTTGTTTTTCCTGTTTTGACACTATCATAACTTATAGCTTTTGTTAAATCTCCAACAGAATTTTCTTTCAACATTTGTATTTCATTTTTTAATTTTATTATATTTGCATTTAATTGTTTATAATTAGAAAGTTGTTTCTTAGTTGCATTAAAAAACTCTTTTTTAGTTTTAGACATACTCACACACTCCTATCAATTATTTATGTTATAATAATATTTGTATATAAAAGTTTTATATTTTTGACAAGTAGGAGCGTGAAGTAATGCTCCTTTTTTCTTTTTGTTAACAATATCTATAAGCATTATATATAGCTAAGTATTTAGCTCGACCATACATAGCATCATTAGAGCAATTATCTATATGTTTAAAACTTACATCTACATAATCTTTAATATTTTCTTCATAATAGTTAACATATATTTCTTCTATTTCATTTTCAGCTTTTCTACTTTTGTTTATTAAGCTAGATATACCTTCAAAGTTGTAAACTATTATCAACTTTTTTACTTCCATTTCTTTTATTTCTCTCATAGCTATTATTGCTGCTTTTATTTCACCTGCTATATCTTTTAATAATAATGCTGCTTTATTTCCTCCATTCTCCCATTCTTCATAAACCATTCCATTAGGTCTACATATAGCAACTCCACAACCATATTTATTCAATTTTTCTGAATAACTTCCACTTATGTATGCTATCATGGTGTCTTTGTCTTGTTTTATATCCTCTAACCCTAAATTATCACCTTCTAGATATAGTTTTGCTTGTTTTAATGAGTAAAATCCTTTATATTCTGCACATGAATAAACTCTCACTTGTTTGTATGCTTCATCCCAATTATCGTATATTCCAGTTTTATGACCTTTTCTAACAGCATAATATTTACTAGTCATTTTATTTAATCCTCCTTAAGTAACATCTTCCAATTCAACTTCAACTCTTGGCTTATCACTATAATATTTACTAGCCACTACCTCAACTATCTGTGTATCATCCTTATACGCTATCTCATTAAGTGCATCAGCCACAATCTTAACAACATTATCAATATCGGGTTTTTTGCTAGGTCTTAACACATTATTTCTTTTCTGTTCTTTAACTTTTTTACTGTTACTTTTAGCTATAGAATAATAGCATCTTAAAGTCATTTTTATATAACCTTCAAAGTAATATTTAACTTTAAATTGATATAGCCACTTTATAAGATTCTCATAATCTTTAGTTTTCTGTGGAGTATGAGTTCTTTTAGTAGCCGAATTAAATCTTGGTCTCTCTTTGCCAACTGGCTCTCCATCTATTACAAGAAAAACTCTCATTACTTCTCCTTAAATTTTTATTTTATTCCCAGCTCAACATACCCATTTCCCAATTTAATAAGATACTCAATCTCTTTGTTTACCTCAATTCCTGTAAATTTTTTATCTTTAAATGACTGTAGTATAACTGTATCTCCTGCTTTAAAATCTACTGTATACTCTACTTCAATTTGTTTTTTATTCTTAATTACATCTTTAAAAGTACTAGAAGCTATCTGTAATTCATGTATCATAAGCTCACACCCTTTAAAAGTTTTAGTCTATTTCAATTTCTACTATAGTTCTACTTAAAAGCTTTACATTATAATTTTCTTTTATATTTTCCTCATCTTTTTTAAAAGCTCTTGCTTCTTCTAAATCAGTAAATATAGAGCTATATACTTCTCCTTTTTCCCACTCTCTTGTTGTCTGCCAAGTTACTTTAAATTCTGTAATAACCATATCGACGACTCCTTTTATAAGTCAAAGTAAGTCTATAACATTCTAGTTTCATTCACAAACTTACCTTGACTATTTATTTTATTTTCTTAATTCCTTATAGTTTTCTTGACATATTTTATCCATATTTTCTTTGTATCTGCACCCTATGCACACATTACAAGTTATAAGCTTATTACTAATTACAAAGTCATAATTGGCACATCTTTCATCACATTTTTTATGAAGTATTCTTTTTTTTAATTTGATTCTTTTATTCATATTTAACCCTCCCTTAGCTTTTCAATGACTCTAATAGCAAACTCTAACCCATCTATTTCTATATAAAACTTTTCCATCTTGTTATAATATCTATTTTTTATTCTATAAAAACTTTGAATAGATTCTTCTTTTTCTTTTATCTTTACTATGTGTAAACTTGCGTCACATTTAATTTCATCTCTTAAATTTTTTATTGCATTTCCTACTCTTTCAATTTCTATTTTTCTTCTATTAGCTCGTCTTTCTAATATGTTCTTTCTCTCATTTAATATTTCTAGTAATTTATCTTCATCAATCATTTATAACCTCTCCAAATTATTTAAATCTTCTCAATAAAAATCTACACTTATTACATCTATCATATTGCAGTTTCTACATCTAAATTCTATAATGTCACTTGCTACATCAAATATTCCTATAGCTACATTTTTACTTCCACATTCATTGCATGTTATATCAAACAATTTATCTTTATGTGTAATGTTTTTAAGTAAATATAGTTGTTCTCCTTCTAGCTCATATTTTTTTATGATGTTGTTAACTTCGTTTTTATCTAGTTCTCTTTTGTCTCTGTTGATTAAATATATATCCTCGCAATTAATACTTAGCCTTTTAGCCATATCAGATATACATTCTTCTTCTTCTTCTCTTATTTCTCTAAGAAGCTCTCCTAATTCAGTCAATGTTTACACACCTTCTCTAACCAATTCTCATATGCTATATCACAATCTTTACTTTCACAATCTATCTTAGTGTTTTTGCAACTACCACAAATCTCTTTACTAAATCGCTGATAACTTTCTTTCTCTGTGATATTCTTTGACTCACACATTTCTTTATTAGTCATAAAATCACTCCTTGTACTCTCTAAATGATTCAACTACCATTTCAGTCTCTCCACAAGTATCTTCTACAAAGTCTATTTGTCTCCCATTAAACTCTTTTATATAATCTGCTATATCATATATTCTTTGACATTTATGCTCTATACAATGGCAAATGTCATTTATGCTTACTTCTTCTGGTATTTCAATTATAATTTCATGTTCTAAAGTTACTTTTTCCTCAAACTTAATTTTATATTTTTTCATTTTAAATCCTCCTTTATTTCGTTTTTGAGAGTCGCAAAACACTTCAACAGTAATTTATATTAAGATACATTTTGAAACTCTCTAAACTGTTTTTGTTAGATATTTTCTATATATAAAAATCCTTTTAATCTTTCTATTTCTCTGTTTATTTCATCATTCCAAATAGTTATAGCTCTATCTTTATTTAAAGAAGCAACATAACCACTACATTTGACATCAAGTCCACTTTTATTAATGGCTCTTAAAAATTGACCATTCCTTCCTACTTTATATCTACCTTTTGTCTCCTCTAATATTTCAACTTCCTCTAACCCTTGTGAACTGCATATATAAATCTTATTCATTATTCTTCTACCTCACTTTCAAGCCATTTTTCGCATCCTTCAATACAACTAGTTGGATAATAGCAATCATTCTTATTTCCATAAATACAACAACTACACTCTGCATCACATTTAAATAAAAACTCCATTAAACTTTCTTTATCCCTAGTTACTTTTTCAAAATTAGTCACTTTCTTTTTTGTTTTCTCTCCAGCAATTTTTTCATAACAAGCTGGACACATATGCTTATCTATGTTAATCATTTCATTTTCAACATTCTTTTTATATAGCTCAATACATTCTAAATTATTTTCTTCAAATATGCTCTTGCAAAAGTCACACTGTATAACTTTGCTCATTATTCTTCTACCCCCATTTCAAGCCACCTTTTAATTCCAAACTCACAATCATATTCAATATCATCAATCTTACAGTCATAAATACAACATTCACACACCTGTTTATTATGTAAAAAATCTATCAGCCTATTAATAAATAGTGACTCCTTTTCTTGTAATTTCTCTTTAAGAGTTTTATTTTCTTCTCTTAACTCACTAATTTCATTAAAAACATCTAAAAGTAACTTTGAATCTATCTCATTATCTTCATTTGAAATTCTGTATTCATAAATCCTACCAACCATAAAACTAGTTACTATTAATGTAATACTAGTTAAAATATTCATTTTTCAACATCTCCTCATATTCTTCTCTAGCCTTGTCTATAGCGATTAATATTTCCTCGCCATCATTATATAGCTCTTTTGCTCTTTTAATTGTGTATTCCGTTCTTGAAACTTCCATTATTCCTCCTCAACATATTCAGCTCTCCACCCACTTCTAGTTTGACTTTTATTTCTTATTGCTTGATAAACTGACTGATGTTTTAATCTTAAAAAACATGCTGCACTATCTATAGAATTAAATATTTTTTCCTTGCCAGTTTTAGTATTAATCAGCTTTATTTTTGAACCTTTTTTTATCTTTTTTCTTTTTCTTTCAACATCAAACTCTATTAACATTTTTTCAGAAGTTGGAAATACAAGTTCTCCATCTTCTATTACTCCATAGATGCAGCAATATAATGCCATGTAACTTCTAAGTGTCAAATCATCTTCAAATATGTTATTTGCAACAGAACCACTAAAATATCTATCAACTTTAAACATTTTAATCCTCCTTATTCAATTGGCATTTCAAACACTTTTTCTTTGTAATACCTAACTCCATCTTTATTAATAATGTCAAACTTAGTCCCTGCAATGATAGCCTCTTGTATTCTGTTTAATACTTCAATGGCTCTTCTTTCTGATTTATATTTTCCTATTTCTCTAAAGTTTGATTCCCCTTCAAATACTGCATATACTTGCTCTCTATTCACTTCAATTCTATTGACTTTCATTAAATCTAATCCATCTTGACTTCTAATTATTATCATTTCTATTCCTCCAATATATTTATTTTTATTTAACTTCTAGGAAGTAATATTGTATAATTACTCCCTAGATTATTTAACTTAACTGAACTTCTCCTTCTGACTTTTCTTAATAATCTCGTCTAATTCATCAGATGTGTATTGAGTAAATGTCTCATTAAAATTATGAAACTTAGTCTTTTTATCTTGATTAGCGTCCTTCTCTACAAAATTTCTATCGTCTCTATAAATTTTTTCTAAGAAACTGAATGCCTCGCCCTTTTTCTCTATGAATATATCTACTGCTTTTAATAGTCTATTTTCATCCCAAGCAAATACTTTTTTTTGCATGTTATTACTTAGTTTTAAATGTGTACTTTCTTCAATCATTTCTTTATTTTTATTCACTACAACACTTGTCTGTGTAGTATAGTTACAGGGTATAGTAGAAGGATATAGTAGATTAGTTTTTCGTTCCGGATTTATATCCGTTTGGGTCGGATTTATATCCGAAGGGTACGGATTTAAATCCGAGCAGTCGGATATATTTCCGACATGTGGATAACTTTTAGTGTTACTAATTAGCTCTATATATCTATATCCTAATTTATAGTAACTCCATGTTCCTCCTTGTTTTAAAGTAGCATGTTCAAGTATATCTAATTTGTCCAACTTCTTAAGTATTCTATATATTGTGTCTTGCTTTTCTGTATAAAGTATTGGCAGTTCTTCTATCACTCCTGAATAATCAACCCAATAATATTCAATTCCATTAATAAGTTTTCTTGCCATCCTGCCACTACCTAGAAAATCTACAAACCATCTCAATATAAGTAAATCCTTTGTGTTTAATCCTAATTCTACTGCCTTTTTCTGACTGAATCCTAATATTGTATATTTCAAGGTGCTTCACCTACTTAATCAACATTTATAGCCTCTTCCAATTTTACTTGACCACCTACATCTTCTATATCTTCTTTTACTTCAAAATCAACTTCTAAGTTATCACTTTCATCTATAACTAAGCTCATATCCTCATCTATTTCAGTTTTTATTGTCTCATCACCTACCATAGCCTTTTGCAACTCTATACTAAGTGGTGCATATTTTAATAACTGTTTTATAACTGTCTTTTTTGCCATTGAATCAAAATCAGTTTGCCATGGTCCACTACTATAACTTTTACTTTTATTCTTAGCAAACTCTATGATTTCATCTTTAGTCATAAAAGAGAAACTATGTCCTCCTGTATCCAAATGATATACTGCATAATATCCAATTATTTCCCCTCTATCACCATTTAACTTAGGCTCATGAACTAAATCTTGATGAAGACCATATTTAATCTCAAACTTGTCATTCTCTCTTATTTTATGAGCATATATAGTTTTTATCTTTCCACTTCTTTGTGCTAATTCTAGAAGACCTTTGTATCCAATTTGGAATTGTACCTTCTTTCCATATGGTATTAAATACGCTTGACCTAAAGGTGTATTAGGTTCAAGACCCAATTGAGCCGATTCCATCATTGCTGCTATAAAACTCATAGGTTCACATGATTGTAATCTTGGATTGTTACTAAAAGCTGTTAGAGCAACTCTTTGAAACCTCTCGCTTGAAACCATACTTGGTAAAGCTTTTTTTATCTGACCTGCCATCTTATTCATAAGTTGTTCCATACCTTTACTTGGGCTTGCCTTAACTGTATTTGTTCCTGTAACTTTCTTTTCTAAAGCTCCTTTTGCTTTTTCACTAGCCATATGTATTACCCCCTATTTTATTTTGAATGTTCTGTATGAACTTATATTTGTATATTTTTCTGCTATATCAGGCATTTCTTCTTTTAATCTTTTGGTATCAATGGACCTTTTAGTGATTCCTTTCCAAGTTATCATTCTTCCGTCTAATGTAGCTAACTCATACTCTTTCATTTCACTTTGTATCTCCTGCTCTATTAGTTGCTTCTCTCCTTTTAATTCCTTCATTTGAGAAACTATATCATCATATCTTTTTACCTTTGAAATACCACCTTCAAGTAGATTAAGTTCTATTTTCTCTTTAACTGAATTTTTATATCTTACCTTTAGAAATTCACTATAAGCATCTGAGCCATCAGGAATTGGTAAAATATCTTTTAATACATTTTCTTCCCAGAACTCAGACTCTATCTTCATTAGATTTTCAATTACTTCATCATCTCTATTTATCTTGTGCCATACAAACTTTTCATTTCCAAGAAGTGCTGCTATATAACAATGTGTAGCTCCTGTAACAGCCATATAATGTAGACACTGTATTTCATAATGAAGTGGAACTCCACTTTCCCACTCTTTTATGGAAAAACTATTCGTTGTCTTACATTCTAGAAAAGCTTTTTCTCCAACTATTGCTCTATCTATATTAGCTATTGCAAAAGGATACTTTTCATTTTTCAACATTCCATTTACATTACGGACCTTAAGACCAGTTTCTTCTGTAAAAAGTTCTGCTACTAATCCTTCTAATCTATTTCCTAATTCCATTCTGAAATTTTTATCTTCTACTGGTATTTCTTCTTTCTTTTCTATATATACTTGAACAGAAGTTTTCCATGGATTTAATCCTGCTACTGCTGACGCATCGCTACCTCCTATTCCTAATTGTCTATTTTTAAGCCAATCAGTTTTATCTATATTTTTGGTATCAGTTACTACAAAAGCATCTAAATATTTTCTACGACTTGAATTTTTATTCATTTTATGGTATCCTCCTAAGTAATCGTTTTTTAGTTGTGTTGGTTACTTCGACCAGCACTTTTTTTATTGAAATAATCCTACTAAACATATTGCAAATAAACCTACCATTATTAAAGCTGCCATTTTATTTCCTCCTAATATAAAACTTTAATCTTATAATAATTATCTTGAATATCTTCTATTGTTAATGCTTGATACTCAATACAACCCATCTCTTTATCAAGATAAGCTAAGTTTAATTCATTTTCAGTTGCTACAACTATAATGCAATCTCTTTCGCCTTCATATAATGAATTTATTCTTATGGTTTTACCTACTTCAAGATTTTCTAAATTAAAAGTAATTTTTAAAACTTCCATAATTAATCCCCTCTCTTAAATTTCAGGTCCTCTTTGTTTACATTCTTCCATGTAAGCTACACACTCTGCATAAAATCGTGGTGTAGGCACTCTTTTATGTTTTTTACAGAATCTTAGAAACCATCTTAGAGTCATTTAAATCACCTCCATTCTACTCTTGGCTTCTTCTATTACCTCGCTTAAATCTTTTCCTTTGCTTCGTTCTATAAAATCATCCAAATCATAACTCGCTATTTTTGTAGCTCTTTTATTTCGTATCACTGGAATTAGACCTAAATCAATTAAATCTTTCAATGTTTCCTTACCTATATTTAATCTTTTTCTAACTTTTTCTTTTGGTATTAATTCGTTTGGATACCCTCTTTGCATTAATATAACTATTTTTTCTCTATCTGTTTTTTTCTCTATTTCTTGTTTTGCATTTTTTACTTCTTGTAGTATTATTGTTTTTATACTTTCATTAAAAAGTTCTCCAATATTTAAATTTTCCATATTAAACCACCACCATTTTAAGAATATTCTGTATTTATTGTTTATCAAGAAAGTTATAAAATAGTGCATCAAGCATGTATAATAAGTGATTATCTTTGTCTATTGTCAATACTTCCTTATCTTCTATATAAAACTTAATTAAATCTTCATCTAAACAGTGAGTAATACAAGAATTATCTTCTCCATTTATTAACATTCCAACTTCTTTCAATATCCCTTGTTTATTTTTAATCTGAACCTCTGCTATTTCATCAAGAGTACTTTTTATACCATAAAATATATTTTCATTCATTGTCTTTACCTCCATAATTTTTAATTTTAAAAGTTCTAACTTAACATTGATATTTGTTTGCTACTTTTAAATTTATTAATGAAATAAACCTGACCCTTTCCAGTGATTTTTGGTGTTTTAGTTACACTTATGTATCCATTTGGATGAACTCTTGTACCTTCTTTAGTTTCTATAACTCCCAAATTCACGCTTTTTTGAGTTGGTGTATTATAATCCTCGCCTTTGCGTTTTATTAAGTAACCATTATCTCTTAACCATGCAAACAATCTTTTTTCTCCTGTATCAATTCCATTTTGTTTAAGTAATTTTGCTAGTTCTCCAATTAGTATTGAGTCATTAGAAGATGCTACTGAATCAGCAAATAATACTTTAGGTTGTTGTAATTGTATTATGTTGTCTTTTTTCTTAATTAAAGATTGGCTTTCTTCTTGTTCTTTTATCCAACACTTAGCGCGTTCGATTGGGTCATCTATCATATAGCTACACTTTAGCTGTTGTTTCAATTCTTGTTCCATTTCTTCAAATTTTTTCGTATATGTTCCTGTAAATGCAGTTCCCTTTATTCCTGTCATTTTATTTGCTATAAAGTCACAACCTATTTTTGTTATTGCATAACATGGCTTTTCTCTTTTATAATCATCCAAGTAAGTATTTTCAATAAAATAATCAGATGGGTACAAATCTGTACTCATGTTTTTATTAGCTTCTTCCATCTGGTTTATATAGTTTCTTATATCTCTTAGTAAAATCTTGTGCTCCTTTTCAACCATTAAAGCTATATCTCTGCTATCAGTTGTTAGTTTATTGTTAACTTTTACTATTGTTAACTCTTTCATGTTTATACCTCCTTTTGAGTTTTCATATTTCTTGAAAATTTTAATTTTAAAATAGCTTCATATATACCTTCTAACTTTTCCATAACATCATTCCAAACTTCTTCTTCATCTTCATCAATCACATCATCTTCAACTATATCTATGAAATCATCTTCCTTTTTTAGGTAATCTTTGATTTCTTTATGCAACTTTAGAGTTATACTTGAAAGACTTTTCATTTCTAACTTTGGTAAAAACATTACTCCTGCTTCTGTAGTCCTTCTAACATGTTCATAACCTAATAAATTATTGCTATAAATAGAAACCATTTTTGATACTATAGCATTTGGTGGTATCCTTTTATCATTCTCATATGCTCTTAAACTCTCTACTGATATATCTAGTAGTTCAGATGCCTTTTCTTGTGTAAGACCAGTATTTTCTCTGCCTAACTGATAGATATTTTGGTATTGATACGACATTCATATCTCTCCTTTCATAATGTAAACTTAATATATAGATTAATTTATCGTTTCGGTAAACTTCAAGTTGACGTTATTGTTAAAAAAAATTTCCTCTATGCTTAGACCAAAGAAATCTGAAATAGTCTTTGCTTCTTCAAGAGTAAATTTAGTTTTACCATTTTCCTTATGTGAATAAGAAGTTAAAGTTATATTAAGTAAATTTGCTATATCAGATTGGTTAACATTATTTAGTTTTCTATACGCCTTTAATTTTTTAGTATTCATTTTATCACCTCTTTTTTAGTCAACTTTGCGTTAACTTTATATTTATATAATAGTCCACTTTTAGTTTACTGTCAACATAAAATTTATATTTTTTTAAGAAAAGTATTCTTTATGTTATATATTTTATAAAAAGTATAACAAATAGTTTATAATAATCTATAATAAATGTGAATGGAAGGAGTAATATTATTATGGCTCTTAAAGATAGAATAAAAGAAGAAAGACTTAAACTTAATTTGAATCAAGTTGAACTGGCAAAAATATTTAATGTAACAAAACAAACTGTAAGTAATTGGGAAAGTGGAAATAGAATACCAGATACTTTGATGCTAACTAAATTAGCTGATTTTTTCAATATATCTGTAGATTCTCTCTTAGGAAGAACCAGCCTTGATAAAAAATATAGTAATGATAAATTTATTGATGAGTTAGATAGCCCTGATGATATAAAAGAACTCATAAAAGTATTTATGAATTTAGATGAAGAATCAAAAGAAAAGATGCTGAAAATTGCACAAGTTTTTATAGATGAAGAAAAATCAAATAAAAAATAAAAGAGAGAATTCAATCCTCTCTTTTATTTTTTTCTTTTACTAACCTCTTATACTCATCAAATTTATTTGCGTTAACATTTTTTAATTCTTTAAAAATTTTATTTAATTTCAAAATTATTTTCTTATCATCCATAAATATACCATCCCCTATAATATTTTATATTTATTTAAAACTACATGTGCTTTATATCAATCAAAGTTTAAATATTTTTATTTCCTTTGACTTTGCTCATTTAAGAACTTACGTTCGTCAGTTAAATTTAAAAATTCCTTTTTTAAGTATCATTCAATAATAATTTAAAATGCTTATTTTGTTAAAACAATACAAGACTTAATCTATAAATTTATTATATAAAGTTTTTGATACGTCTGCAACTTACTGCCTCACACTTTTTTTGCCTACTTTATTTTTGATTTTAAAAAATTTTAAATACTGCCAGACTCTACTAACCTCTAGTGGATTAGTTAGAAATTTTTGCTTTTGTTAAATTTTTATCTTTTTCCCATTTTAATTTCAATTTTTTTTATTACATTTTAAGACAATCTTTTTTTGTTCACATTGAGCTTTTTATATTTATTTTTTAACTTTTCTCTAGCTAGATAGAGTTATTTCTTACTTATATTTTAGCACAAATTTCCAACAAAAAACGTGCTACTCAAGCACATTTATTACAAAAAACTACACAAACTATTAATTATAAAAATAATTAAAAGTGAGGTTAAATTAAATGTTAAGAAAATTAAGAAAACACAAAGGAATGACACAATTAGAGTTAGCCGAAAAATTAGGTTGGAATAGGAGTCAAATTTCAAGATTGGAAAATGGTAAATATAAAGACATAACAATATCCACAATAGTAGACTTATCTATTGCATTAGAAGAGGATTTTTTATATTTATGTGACCTTTATGGCAAAGAAGAAATGGCGAAAAGAAATAAGAAAAACTTATGTTAAAAATACAATGAATAATGCAATTTTATCAAATAAAAAATAGACTAGCTAAATACTAGTCTATCTCTATATTATTTAAAAATTAGGATTACTGTAATTTTCTAATTTCTCTATTTTACCATACGCATTTAAAATACAAGTATAGAAATTATCTTTATTTACAAGATAAACAAAATCAGTTCCATCACCTTCTCCAGAATAAGTAAACCAATAGTAATTATGATATGGCATTATCCAATCTTCATTAACATCTTCCTTATCTAAACTAATTAACTCATTCTTTTTTAAACCCTCAAGTTTTTCCATCTTCTTTAATGCCAAGTCATAATTACTAACTTCTGAACCGTCTTTATTAAAATAACGCCACTTACCATTTATTTTTTTCCAACCATATTGAGCATCTACATTTTTATTTGTATCTATATCTATATACTTGAAATTATTTTCAACTGGCTCTCCTATTTTTTCATAAATAGCAGGATTTGAATAATTTCCTGTATATTCATTATATCCATATTCTAATAATTGTCCATCACCAAATACAAATAATTCTCTTATACTTTTATCTTGAAAATGAAATTCTAACTCTACTCCAGGACCTATTTCTAAATTATGAGTCTTTATTATATCAAAAGGAATATTATTTATATTATCTTCTCTAACATAAAGCCAAGTAAAATCTTCATCATCTTGGTTAAGCCAATTCCCAACAATATTTTTCAGTTCTTTTGGAATAGGATTTAATATTTCTTGTATTATATTTTCAGACATATTCCCTATTGATGTTATCTTAGTTGCATCTTTTAAAATTTCTTTATTACTACCTAAATTAACTAACACAATAGGAGTATTTTTAGATATTGTAGAACCAACAAGTGCATATACTAAATCTGTTCCACTTGCTATATAAAATTCTTTTGCTCCATTATAGAACTTATTTATTATCTTCTTATTAGTATCATATCTATCTACTCCACCCAATCTAGTTGAATTAGTATCATTAACTAATTTATCACTCATTGATGAAGTTCCACCTATTGCATAACTTTCTATTCCAGTAGTATTAAATGGTACACTTTTCCCATCAGTCAATACTATAGTTGCTTTGTCTCTAACAGCTACAGAGGCAACACTCATAGCATCTGGCTCACCTTTAAAAGCATTAGTTAATATAACTTTATTTACTTTATTAATAGAATTTATCTCTTTTGCTACATTATAACTTGTCTTAATTCTATCACTACCTTGAAGCCTTTTAGTTTCTATTCCTTTATCTTTTAGAAAAGTTTCTGTTGCCTTATCAATAGAATTTTCTCCACCAATTATGTACACTTTGTTAGCTTTTTCTACCCTCTTAATAGTTGCATTTGGTATGTTATTCTTCTTAGTCAAAAGAATTGGAGCGTTTGTAGCTCCTGCAAGTCCACTAGCACTTAACCCATCAGCCATTGTACTGTCTGCATTAATTAATATAGCTGTAGTATAGTTTTGCTTATCTGCAATTATACCCGCAGTTTCATATTTATCTGCACCTTGAATTTTATCAATTTTATCAAGTGCATTTGCAGATACAGGACAACCAGCAACAAACATTGACATAGCTAACCCCAATGATAATAATTTCTTTGATTTCACAATATCTCCCCCTTTTTTCATGTCCATCAATTAAATTGTATAACAAACATATATTATATGTTGTCGAAAGTATAAACTATTTCCACTCAATTAACGACATTAAATAACATTAGAATAAATTATTTTCTTATAATCTTATTCTTTATAATATATATAATTGTTATAATATAATTGAAGTATTTTACTTTAACCATATTATTTAATTTTGAGAGGAGAAATTTTATGAAAGGTGGCGTAAGAAAACGTGGTGAAAAATGGTATTACTACTTTGACCTAGGCATAGTAGATGGAAAAAGAAAAAAGATAGAAAGAGTTGGTGGCAAAACTAAAAAAGAAGCTGAAAAAGCTTTAAGAGATGCAATAAATGAATTTGATAATGCTGGTGTTGTTTTTGATGAAAGTAACATAAGTTTATCAGACTACTTAGACTTTTGGTATAAAGAATATGTAATGCTAAATTGTAAATATAATACACAACAATATTATAAACAAACAATTGAAAATCATATAAAACCTGCACTTGGTGTTTACAAATTAAAAACAATAACTCCAACAATTTTGCAAAAATTTATAAATACTAAATATAGAGATGGGTTTAGTAAAAACTCAATTAATAATTTTTATACTGTACTAAGTACTTCTTTAAAATCTGCTGTATATCCCTATAAATATATAAAAGAAAACCCTATGCAGTATGTTAAGATGCCAAAAATGAAACAAATAAAAGAAAAAGAAACTTTAAAAATAATAAGCATAGAGGACTACAATAAAATATTAAATAGATTTCCTAAAGAGTCTAATTTTTATATCCCTTTACAAATCGGATTTTATACTGGTATGAGGATTGGAGAAGTTACAGCACTAAGATGGGATGATATAGACTTAGAAAATAAAACTATAAATGTTCGACATACTCTGATAGATAAGGGGAATGGGCAATTTGAACTTGGTACTCCAAAAACTGCAAGTTCTCAAAGGGTTATACATATTGGCGATAAACTAGTTAAGATACTAAAGGAACGCAAAAAATTTAACAAGGAAATGAAATTAAAATTAGGAGAATGGTATATTGATTCAAACTGGGTGTGTACTAAAGATAATGGAGAGCATATAACAGCTAATAGTATAAAATATTTAAGTAGAGTTATAAATTATGAACTTGAAATAGATTTTAATTTTCATAGTTTAAGACATACACATGCTACAATGTTATTAGAAAATGGTGCTAATATAAAAGATATACAAAAACGACTTGGGCACAATAGAATATCAACTACAATGGACACTTATTCACATGTAACTGATAAAATGAAAAATGAGACTGTAGAGATTTTTGATAATATTGTAGACTAA